ATGTACGCCTCCAGAGCTTCGCAGCTGAAACTTGTGGAGGCAGAGCTGGAACGCATCCGACAGAGCGAGCAGAAGGTGGTCACCCTCATGCAGCAGTATGACAAGGAAATTGACCGCACAAATGTGGACATCAAGGAGACCAAGCGGCAGATGCAGCTGGTCAATAACACCATGTCCAACCTCAAAACCTCCTCCATCCGTGACCTGGAGTACTCCATCAAGGCACTGAACCAGCAGATGCATGGCATGGAGCGTGGTACCGAGCAGTTCAAGCAGATGGAGCTGAAGGCGAAGCAGCTGAAGGCTGAACTGCAGGCAGTCAGAGCCGAAGGCGTAGCTCAAGAGTCCTGGATCAAGCGCTCTGCAGACTGGTTCAACCGAATGCAGGGCATTGCCCTTGGAGCCGTCGCTGCAATCTCCGGCATCACCTTCACCGTCAAAAAGTGTGTAGAGGAGTATGCCAAGATGGACGATGAGATGACCAACGTCCGAAAATATACCGGGCAGGCAGCCGAAGAGGTTGAGCGCATGAACGAGGACTTCAAAAAGATGGACACCCGAACCCCTCGACAGAAGCTCAACCAGTTAGCCGAAGATGCCGGAAGACTCGGCATCACTTCGACTGCAGCAGTTGAGGAGTTCGTAGATGGAGCCGATAAAATCAATGTCGCCCTCGGTGATGACCTCGGAGATAAAGCAGTCTCTCAAATCGGTAAACTCGCCCAGATGTTCGGCGAAGACAAGACCAAAGGTCTGCGAGGTGCCATGTTGGCAACAGGTTCTGCAGTCAATGAGTTGGCGCAGAATTCTTCTGCCTCTGCCGGTTATCTCGTTGACTTCACTGCCCGTGTGGCAGGTGTCGGCAAGCAGGCAGGCTTTACACAGGCTCAGATCATGGGTCTCGCTTCTGTCCTTGACCAGAACATGCAGCAAGACGAGACTGCTGCAACCGCAGTTCAGAACCTCCTCGCTAAGATGTTCCAGGACTCCTCAAAGTTTGCAAAGATTGCTGGACTCAATGTCAAGGACTTCGCCAAGACTTTGAAGGAGGATGCCAACGGCGCACTTCTCCAGTTTTTGGCAGCCATGAGAGCCAAGGGCGGTTTTGCCGACCTTGCACCAATGTTCGAGGAAATGAAGATGGATGGATCCAGGGCTACTGGAGTCCTCACCGTCCTCGCAGACAAGCTCGATGACATCAAGACTGCCCAGAACCTGGCAAACGAAGCCTATTCCGAAGGCACATCCGTCCTCAATGAGTTCGAGACACAGAACGAGAGTGTACAGGCTCAACTTGACAAAGCGAGCAAGAAGTTCCTGGATCTCTCCATAGAACTGGGCCAGAAACTCTATCCTGCAGCACGATATTGCATATCTGCTGCCAGTCTCGGAGTTCGGGCACTCTCAACCCTCGTTGATTTCGTCAAAGATTATTGGCGCATATTAATTGTGCTGACAGCTGCCATTGTCACCTATACTGCAGTATCTAAGGCCAAGTTGATCGCAGAGAAGGCGCAAATGGCATGGCTCAACATCATGATTCTACGCGAAAAGGCGCATCTCGTCCTTGTAGGTCTTAAGACATCTGCTCTCAAGACCATGGCAATCGTTCAGATGGCGTTGACACGAGAAATAAAACTGACCACAGCTGCGCAAATGTTGTGGAACAAAGTGTTGTTGGCCAACCCGATCACTGCTGTGATTGCTGTTGTTGCCGGTCTGACAGCCGCAATCGTCACACTGTCTAAAGAGACGAGCACAGCTGAGCAGGCTCAGCGTGACTACAATGATGCCGTGACAGATGCCAACAAGCAGGCAGCAGAAGAGGAGGCATCCACCATGCGCCTCGTTTCTGCCATCCAGTCCAACACCACAGCTGAGTCAGACCGCAAGGCAGCCCTGGAGGAACTCAACGGCAAGCTGATGCGTGAACACCTCGGCAACATCACCGAGGAAGCAGTGCGCACCGGTCAAGCAACAAGGCAGATCCAGTCGTACATTGACATGATGAAGAAGAAGATTGTCATCGACGGCCTACAGAAGAAGCTGGCAGAGTCAATAGCTAAGCAAGCGGAAGATGAAGACCTGTTAGGAGAGGCTAACAATGACAATAGAGGTTACTGGAAACGCTTCTGGGATAGGCTAAACCCATTTGCAGGTGGCAAGACTCAAAAACTTAACTTCGCAGCTGACCACAAGGACCAGCTACTACAGAGTGTCGAAAGAGAAAAGCAGTATCAGCAGAAGCTCATCGACAAGATAAATGAGCTGGAGTCTCAGCACTTCGAAGTCTATGACCCAGAGCCATGGCGCAACAATGGCTTCAATGGCAAGGACAATGATGGTACTATCATTAAGAAGCAGAGTACAGCCGGCACTCATCAAGCTTCAGATAAGGAGCGCAAGGCTAGGGCCAAGGCTGAGAAGACTGCGGCTGCAGAAACTCGCAAGCGTGAGGCAGAAGCCAAGCGCAAGCAGAAGCAGGCTGCCGATAGCATCAAGGCTGAGACCAGCGAACTGATGGCTAACAACGCCAAAGCCTATGCAGAAGGCAAGAAAACCTATCAGCAGTTCCTCGATGACCGACAGAACATCCAGATTAAGGGCTTTGCTAAGCTGAAGCAACTCTATGGAGCAGAGAGCAATGAGTATAAGCAGTTACTTGACAACCAGGTCACTGTCGTCAAGCAGCATGATGCTGCCATACTGAAGATGAATGAGCAGAGCATTGAGCGTGAGCGCCTACAGAAGGAGGCTAGCATCAAGGCTCAATACAATGATGCCAACTCAGCTATCTATCAGAATGACATAGCTCTCGATGAAGCCATCTATCAGAATGATGCAGATGCCATGCAAAAGCGCCTGGCACTCTACAATGAGGGCAGCGAGGAATGGCTGGATCTGAAGGCTGAGATGGAGCAGGCATCACTTGACCACCAGCTGCAGATGCAGGAGTCATACCAGAACCAGCTGAAGGAGTTGCGTCAGCAGTTCGGTAAGCAAGACCTGCAGGCTCAGGAGACCAGGTACCTCAATGGCCTTGACAATCTCTACAAGCAGGGATTGATCAAGGAGGAGGAATATCAGCAGATGAAGTTGGAGATAACCAAGCAGTTTGCTGCACAGAGAGCGCAGATTGATGCTGATGATCATGGTGCTGGTAGCGCTCAGCTGAAGATTAATGATAAGTCATCAGAGATGGTCAACAGCGCCAGGGCTGCAGCAGGGGAGTCCCAGTCGACCGGCAATGCAACTCTGGGTGGATACTTCTCCTCACAAGTTGAGAACTATCAAAACACCATGGAGAAACTGAAGGAGTTGTATGGCAACGACAAGCAGAACCATGCTGCATACATGCAGGCGAAAGGGAAGATCACCTCAGATTTCCTCAATGACCTGATTGAAAAGACAGCTGTAGTTTATAATGGTATCAACGGTATTCTATCTGCGTCATCGTCATATGCTCAGGCATGCTCTGACCTCGAGCAGGCGAAAATCTCCAAGAACTACGAGAAGCAGATTGCTGCAGCTGGCAACAATTCGAAGAAAAAGAAAAAGTTGGAGGAGAAGAGAGACAAAGAACTGGCTGCAGCGAAGTCAAAGGCTAACAAAAAAGCCATGAAGATAGAAATTGCGCAGGCGATAGCATCTACAGCAATGTCTGCTATCAATGCCTATGCATCTGCTGCAGCTATACCAACAATAGGTTGGACATTAGCTCCTATTGCAGCAGGTATGGCCACAGCTGCAGGTATGATACAGCTTGCTGCTATCAAGAAGCAGCACCAGGCAGAGGCAGCAGGTTACTATGAGGGTGGATATACCGGAGGTAACCGCTACAGAAAGGAAGCAGGTGTCGTACATGAAGGCGAGTTCGTGGCTAATCACAATGCCGTCAACAACTCATCCATCCGTCCGGCTCTTGACCTCATCGATAGGGCCCAGCGCACCAATACAGTTGGCTCGCTGACTGCTGATGATATCACACGTTCTCTGGGACAGGGCGGCAGTACCGTGGTGGCTCCTGTTGTCAATGTTAACAATGACAACACCGAAGTACGCCAGTCCCTCGATGGTGTCAATGCAGCCGTCAGCCGTCTGACACAGACGCTTGACGATGGCATTGAGGTTGAAGTTCCGATATCTGGTCGTAGAGGTCTGCACCGCAGACTGCAGGATTATCAGCGCATTTTAAACAATAAGTAGTGGAATATGATAACATGCATCATCAATGGCCATAAGGCCTATCCCATTTCTACATCATCCATCAAGGTGACATACGCCAACCAGTATGTCACCGATGATGGTGAGTACACCTATGACATCACCTTCCCCATGAATATCCTGGAGAACCGTGTCATATTCAAGAATGTCTCACGCTTGGAAGTCAAGAAGAACATCGCCAAATACGATGACTGCAAGCTGTACTGTAACAGCCAGCTCATCATGAGTGGTGTCGGTACCATACTCTCCGTGAATGAGAAAGAAATCAAACTGCAGATAGTCGGAGGCAAGTCCCGCATCAAGTTCAACGACCGCATGACCAAGCACTACATCGATGAGATTCCGTTTGGCACAGCTGACAAGCCCGGTTATACAGTTGATAAGGGCTGGTCTCAAGGATGGAAAGGTTTTCAGAAGATTAATGACATCTATAGATTGGATGATGATAAATCGGAGTTCCTGGGAGTAGAGGGTAAATGGTGTTTTGTTCCTGTACGGGACGAAACAAATGATATGATTGCCAATTTTGTCGGAGTAGCTAAAACGAAGCAATTTATAGGAAGCAATGCACCATTTATCATGAACCTGGCTGTTCAGCCAAACTTAATGTATATCTTCCGTAAAGTGGTAGAATATGAGGGATACACGCTCAAGCGCAACGACTTCGACTGCAAGCCGTGGAACCTCCTGTATATCGCATCGGCCTACAAGACTCGTGAGCTGCGAAGGGCACTTCCTCATTGGTCGAGCTATACTTTTATAGAGGAATTTCGAAAGCTTTTCAATGCCACAATAGTTTTTGATGATATCCAAAAAACTTGTTCTGTTATCAAAAAATCAGAGCTGACAACCGCAGATTCCGTAGCGATTGAGCCTCTGGCCGAATACACAACGGACTACGACGAAGACGGATCCTTCTCCACGTCATCTACAGCAAATCTGGAGTATAATCTGGGTGATTCTGCAAACAGAGATAACTATGAAGTTATTTCCAAAAAAGTCTTCGAGAATTTTGAAATAGTCCATAGTACAGCTACCTTGGACCCGCAAAATCAGTTCCAAGGGACAACACAGTCATGGTCTGAAAAACAAAAAAGACAGACCATCATTGAGTGTAATGGTAGTTACTACATATATGTAGAGAATGAGGGTTCGAAAACATGGCAGCTGGCAGGCGTTTGGTCACCATTAATCAGGGACAGTTCTTCTGATGACTATGTTGAACTTAACATATCTCCTGCAGCACAAGTTGTAGAAGATATCAATTTCAAAACAGCAATCCTGGAAGATAATTACTACGAGAAGCGATGCCTTCTTTCAATACCTAATGATAAGGAGCCGGATTCAAAGGAGTGCGATGTTGATGATGACGGATTCAGCTACACATCCGTGCAGGATGCGATTGATGATGAGTCAACACTCGACAAATCCGAAGATGATCAGGAATGCATGAATATATTCTTCATTATTCCAGGAGAAGTACAGGATGACAACAAATTTAGTTGGGTTAGAGCGAAGTCTAGGTGGCCAAAATTCAAAACCGACTACCGAATAAATAAAGAATATTGTGGTAGTACCGAAGGAGGATTTGGCGGGAACAGAGGAGGAACATTTAAAGACAAGTATCCTTACTCTCTGTCGATTTGTACGAAATCTACTAATGATGTTGTTGCTCTAGGCTGCTTACATGATAATGCTCTCAGAATAGACAATAAAAACTGCATGGAGGTCAAGTTTCAGTCAGATGACATACTGGATCCATCCAAGATATACATCATCCGCAACAAGAAATATGTGTGCGAGAAGATAGAGATGGAAGTCAAGGCGATGACATCGAGCCAG